GGTCTAGTAGTCTTGACACTATTGAGAATCGGCGTGAAGACGCTCTTGCATTCTGGACTGTACTTAAAGAAGCTGCTGCGGCGGGCGCTGATGTTGATCTCAACAAGGGCGTTGAAGAAATCATTAGATCATTCGAAAGGAAGGAATCAAATGACTTCATCAAGAAAGATTTCTCGTCCATTCTGGGTCTCATTGGTGATAGAGCACCAGCACCTCAAGTCGGAGCGCCAACAGTCAAAGAAACGGCGGCGATAGCAGTAGCAGAGCCAACACTAAGCAACCCTGCTGAGTTAACTAAAGCAGTCGTTCAGGGGAAGCTAACAGCATAGTATGTTTAAAAAACTCAAATCCAAGATAAAGTTCAACGAACAAAAAGACATGGAGAAATTCCATGAACGTCGAATGGAGAGTGTGAGAGCCTTGGCACAGGACGATAACTTCCAGGCCCTCATCGAATATTGGGAAATTGAGTATGAGATTATTGATAACAAGATAGACACCTTAAAAGGGAAAGAACTAGAGATGGCGGTTCTCGAAAGAGCCGTGATCCGTAAGCATTTATTCTGGATGCAGAACATGCTTGAACAACATTAGTTCATCTACTCTGCCTCTATTGGGGGGGGCAGGGATAGGCGAATTAACGCCGACCTTTACAAACTAAGATATTCCATATGGAAGACCATAACCTTGAAGAGCGTACCCCCGTGGAGAATGCGCAAAATGAGGCGGTTGCCGAAAGTGCAGCCCCAGAGACCCAGTCGGGTCAGGACACGCTGCTCGCTGGTAAGTTCAAATCAAGAGAGGACTTGATTTCATCTACAGCCGAGCTTGTTAAACAAGTTGAAGGACGGGACATGAGTCCTACAGAAGTCCTTGAGCTTTCTAAGCAGGATGATGATGCTTTATCAAATTCCTACAAAGGATTAGAACGCCGATTCCACACCGATCGCCCTGCTAAGGCGGAGAACGACGGTGAGTTAGCGGAGGCTGAAAACCTGCTCGATGAGTGGGCACGAAAACGTGGCTTCGTCCTAAAAGGCGAGCTACAAGCCCAAGAGTACGAAGAGAAAGAATTAACGACCTATTTTGCTCAGAGACCTGACGCAAAGAGTCGTGAAGATCTTATCCGAACACTTGCTCAGACAGAGGGATTCAAAGACAAAAGTTTCGCAGAAGTTGATTCGTACATTACGTCTCAATTTAAAGACGAAGCTGGAGTCAAAAAAAGCCGACCATCGAAAATGGGACAGACCGTCATCGACCCGAATAAGAGTCTTGACGATATGTCAGATGATGAATTTTTAGATGTTATTAGTTCAGGTCGAGATAGTTCGCTGCGGCGTAGTAACGGGTAGTAACTCGACTAGGCCATTTATTAAGTGAACATAAACTCACACTATGGCAAACTCACTCAGTCCATATTTCCCAGAGTTTTGGGCACGTACAGCACAGGTACTCCACAAACCACAAGCAATCTACCGACAGATCGCTAACTTCCGTGGAGAGTCTGAAATGAAGAATGGAGATGTATTTCACAGAATCCTTCCTAATACGACCCAAATCCAGGACTACTCACGATATTCAGACATCGATGCACAAGACATCTCTGGTACAAACCAGTCATTGACCGTTGACCGAGAAAAGGCTTTCCGATTCGAAGTAGACGATCTTGATGAAGTGCAATCAAACCTTTCACTCGCTAAGACTTACATGAAGAACGCAGTTCGAGATCTTTCAAACGTTCTTGACTCTGACGTACTTTATGAAGCGCTTAACGCGACTTCAGAAGTTGATGATGAAACTATTGGTGGATCTTCAGACACTCCAATCACACTTACTGGTTCAAACGTGTTCGAATCTCTTACTAAAGTGCAACAGAAACTATCTGAGCAGAACGTAGGACTCGACAGCCTTTACGGTGCTATCGACCCTGCAACAGCACAGATTATCGCTTCACAAGTTGGAGCACGAGAAACATCATTTGGTGATGAAGCAACACGAAACGGTTTCAATGGAAACATGGTTCGATACAACGGAATGGACCTTTACGTGACAAACAACTACACAAGCTCTCTTGAGCTTTCAATTGCTACACAGCCTTCAAACGGTGACACAGTAACCTACACAATTGCAGGTGAAGATGTACTATTCACATTTGTTACAACAATCGGAACAACTGCTGGAAACGTACTTATCGGTGCTTCTGCTGATACAGCACGTGCTAACCTTGAGACTTTGGTTAATGCTCCAGGAACAACAACTGCTCAAGGAGTTGCTCTTACAGGAACTGATCTTTACCTATTGCAACAATGTGTTGCTGTAGATACTGCGGCTGATGATACTCTTGACTTCTACGCTAAAGGAAAGAGTGTTTCAGGTGCTGAAACTCTTACTGATGGTACAGATGGATTCGTAGCAGCTAAGGCTTCTAAATGGCTACAATTTGGCCGACGAGGAGCAGTTGACATGGTTGTACAATCACGACCTAGTGTTGACATGCGAAAAGAATCACGACGCTTCGGAACAAACATCATGGGGAAATCTCTCTACGGTGTACGAACATTCACAGACGGTGCTACAGAGCTCTGTTCTGTACGAATGCTTCTAAGCTAAGTCTCGTATTGAGCTTTAGTTAGGAACAAATGGTAAGTGGTATGGGAGGGGCATGACCCCTCTCCATATCCTGCCTTAACTGGGCACAAAATAAGTTATGACTAATTAAGAAATAAATACGATATGGCAAGTACAAAAATTTATAATAGAGATGTTGATCTCTCTGGAGGTTCTCGTCTCGTAAAAGGTGACACAGTACTGATTGATGAGCATGGAAATATTGATGCTCCTGTTACGACAACAAATCTAACAACATCAGGAAATACAACTCTTGGAGATACTTCAGCAGATACACTCACAGTGCCTTCTTCAACTCTTCTACAAGCAGATACGCAGATTGCAGATAACATTCCGCTTAATTTCGGTGATGGTGATGACATGGTTGTTACCTATAATGATCCAGCAGATACTGTAACGGTAGACTTTGCAGGTACTGGTTGCACATTCTCAATTAACAATAATAATGGTTTAAACCTCGTTAGCACTGATGCCGGTACAGAGGGGCCAATATTTACGCTTTATCAAAATTCAGCAAGTCCTGCGGCAGATGATGAGGTGGGAATTATTAGCTTCGCTGGAGAAGATGACGCGGATGCACAAGCGATCTATGGACTAATTAGCGTTAGTATCGATGACGCTTCCGCTGGTGCAGAGATAGGTACAATATCTCTTATCCCAGCGGATGCCTCTGGTGATCCGGATTCAGGAGTCGATTTTGCATCAGATGGTTCTACAGTTACCATGCAAGCGATTAATACAGCCGATACGGCAGATTTAGAGTTACTTTCAGGAGACACAGGAGGTAATGTTTTGCTCTATGCAAGGACAGGATTTGTCTCGATGACAGGTGTAATACAGGAAATCACAGACACAACTGCTATCGACGCAGTATCACATGTATCAACTCTTTCTAATGGAGGAGCTCAGGCAAATGGGGTTTCAGATGGTACAGAAATTGGACAAATGAAAGTGATTCTCAACTTAGGAGCTGGTACGTATACGACAACTCCAACTACTTTCCACAATGGAACTAGTCTTACGATTCCAACACTCTCGTCTATCTTCCTTTCTTGGGTAGGTGCAACAGGATGGGCTGTTCTTGGAGGTGAAGGTTACACAGTAAACGCATAGTTCTTTTCTCAGGGGCCTTACGGGCCTCTGGATAAGAGAATTAACTCTTAAGACTAATTTATTAAGCAATTTTATGTATATAAATAAATTGCCCAACGCTGCTGCGAGTAAAATCGCTGTTACAAGCACAGCGACAAAGCTCTATAGCCTTATTGACACTGGAGCTAGTGAAGCAGCGGGGTTAGAGAGTCTAAATCTTAACGCAGTTGACCTTATCGTTGAGGACGGAGATGTTCGTGCTCTTTTTGACGATAATACACCTACTACTGCTAACGGTCTCCTGCTTTCTTCAGGAAATACTTACTACTTTAGAGGAGTGCCTCTTGATAAGCTTCAATTGATCCGCGTAGGTGGCTCAAACGTAGCCTGTTCTGTACAGGTTGGACGAAGTGAACCAGGAGAAAGCACAAATGCATCCGCTCATGAAGTAACTTTAGAGGCAGGATCAGTCACAATTGGTGCTGTTAGCGGTGCTGATATTGATGACAGTGCTTTTACAGCGGCTACCGATGGTGGTCTTGTTGTGATGGGTTACTACAACGATGCTGGAGAGTCAGTAAACGATGGTGACAAAGGTGCTATTGCTATGAATTCAGAGAGACATGTGCTTGTTCAAGCAGATGGTTATGACTCAGGGACAGATTCAATGAAAGGATTTGAAGTAAGTCCTCTTTCTTCTCACCATGTAGAGGAAACATTAGCTGATGTAACGGACGGTACTGATGGAACATATTACTACTACATGGACATGGATGGGTACAGGAGTTTCTCACTTCAGATGGAACTTAGTGGTGGATCTGGAACATGTACTGTCACTATTGAGGCTACAAACCAAGATGATGATACTGTAGCAGCTTCATGCACATACCAGGACGTTACCAACGCACTATTTGGTGCAGCTACATTTACAGCAAGTAACTTCTTGATCGCCGACACAGCGGTTGCTTTCAAATATGTTCGAGTTAAAGTTGTTGCAGCCACAGGAGCGTCTGATGATGCAGACTGGACTCTCTACTCTAAGAAAATGTTCTAACATATAAATATGGAAAACGTAGTACTAAAATATATTGCTCCTGAAGCTCTGAAAGAGGTTGAAGCAGCAGTAAAGGAGGTCAAAGTACCTTCTATAACAAAAACACGCGTAGAGAAGACTGTAGAGGCTCTTAAGTGGGTAGGGGTTAACCCAGTCCCATTAGCAAATTCAGATCTTGCGGGTCTTGGACACAAAGCAATTGCAGAGAAAGTGGGGTTGACCGTAGAGCAGGTAAAAAAGGTTCAACAAGATCTAGCAGAGGCGAAAGCAGAAGTTAATAAAGAGGAAGAAGTAGCAGAATAAATATATGGCTTACCCGAAAATAAATGATGTAGGGTGGGTTTTTAGAGAGTCTTTCGATTCCGTTTCTTCCGTGATAGATAATGGGGGAACACTAGACCCTGCGAGTACTGTTAGCGGAGGTTTTATGACCTGTGTTGCGTCAGGGGTGGATTATAATAAGTATTTTTACTGGATGTGGGAGACTGGTTTTTCGATTATGCTGTGGATGCAGGCTAACGTTTCTGTCCCAGACACAACCTATAGAAGATTTTTGAGTTACCGCATTGATGCTGACCACACGTTGATAGCAGCGGTTAGAAGATCAGACGGGACAGTTATACTTCAGTTAAGGACAGCCTCTGGGAGTAACACGTTGGCAATAATTAGTGGGCTTACACTTAATCAGCCTATATTACTTACGCTGACTTACGATGGAACGAATTTCTCTGTTTATGAGGACGACAGCCTGCTTGCAACCACTAGTGCTTTAGGAGGATCAGTAATTGGTGAGCCATCTAGTAATCTTGTATTGGGTATCGGCAAAGGGCCAACCGCAAGTTTTGCTGGAGTTATCAGTGAGGTGCAAGTCTTTGATAGAGCGATTTCTTTAGAAGCGATCGGGGACATATATAACCAGACAATATTCTCAGAAGTAGATGATTCAAAAGCTCTTGTAAGCCTTCCCCTTCGAAGTAATTATTTTGATGGTTCAGACCAAGTTACTGATAATATCGGTAGCCCGGGCGGAACAGCTCAACTTGGAGATGGAACAACCTCTTCTACTTTCCCAACACAACTCGCACCACACGGTATGAATTTTGATGGGGGTGATTACCTTAGTCTTGATTCAGGTATTGTTGATATCACATCTAATTTCACTGTTATTGCGCAGGTTATAAAAGAAGATAAAGGCGCAACCTCAGATAATGACAGGGTATTTTCTTTTATTGATGATGCAGATAATGGATTTCAGTTTATATATGACCAAACAACTGGAAAGTATGCTGTTTATTTAAGAATTGCTGGAAGTAATATTATCAATAGTTTGACATACGGGTCATATGATGAAGAAAGAATCATTCATTTATCTTATGTTGTCTCTGGAGGTACTGGTTCCTTCTACAGAAATGGTGTTTTAGTAGAAACTGATGGAAGTACATCGGTTTCACTTGGAGGCACAAGTGGTTATGATATCGGCAGGAGAGCTGATGGTACATCTACAGGTTTCTTTAAAGGAAGCCTCTTCAAAACGAATATATTTGGTGCCGCGCTTACAGAAACCCAAATCAAGTGGCTTTATTCAAAAGATGAAAGACTTCTAAACATCTAATATGGCATCAATTAAACAACAATTAGAAGCAAATATAGTAGGTCACTGGAATTTTCGTACTAGAGCTATTAAGGATTTAAGTCTGATTATATGTCGGAACAAGATTTAGTAAAGATCCTAGAAACACTAGCGGATTTACGTGAACGTCTTGTACGTATTGAGACAGAGGTTAAAGGGGAACACGAAAAATCGAATCGAATAAACAGTAGGATTAGTAAATTAGAAGACGATATGGACGATATGAGAGAATGGCGAGTAAAATTTGTGGCAAAATTCAGTACATATTCTGCAATTGCATTATCAATTGGTGCCTTTCTCTCGCAGATGGTATTAAGTTTTATTGGTAAAGTTATATAATATACCAAAGATCAAAGGATTCAGTACAACAAAAGATCCATTTAAAAAGGTAAGAGATAAAGTAGAAGCTAAGGTTAGAAAGGTCACTAAGAAAAAGAAAGCTAAATAGTCCATATGGCCGATGAATTTTCACAAAGAAAGTTGAAACAAGAGTTCACGGATTATGTGATCCAAAATGAATCACGTTCTCGTAAGATTCTTGGTGCTATCGGTGATCTATCTGATACAACAGAATCACTGCTCAAGTTAAAACAGGAAGGTGATCTTCATGGACCAAAAGGTACTAAAGGAGATCAAGGGCCTCAAGGAATAAAAGGTGAACAAGGAACTGATGGCCCTCAAGGTGAACAAGGACCGCAAGGAGACAGTATTACTGGTCCTCAAGGCCCCCAGGGAGCCACAGGAACCCCTGGGGTAGATGGAAAGGAAGGTAAGGCTGGAGAGCATGGAATCAACGGAGAGAACGGAGAAATGGGACCAATGCCAAAACACGAGTGGGATGGTGCAAGACTGCGATTTCAACTTGATGAAGAGAAATGGGGTGATTGGATCACACTTGCAGACTTCAATAATGGTGTCGTTTGGGCAGGAGACAGGAGTATTGAGGTTCGTGACGGGGGGACAATCGTCTCAGGAAAGATCAGGACGTTGAATTTCGATGGTCCTGATTTTGTTGTAACGGCAGATGGATACACAGCAAATATTGAACTGGATGGATCTGCCTATGATGCTATTTATGCAAGATTAGACTGTACCAACCAACCATTTACAGGAGATGTAGAGGTTAATGGAGTTCTTACAGAGAATGGAGCTAATGTCTACACAGTATTGCAGACAACACGTGATTTTTACGTGAATGGTTCTACAGGATCTGATAGTAATGATGGACGAACAGCATTAACACCATTCCTTACTATTCAAAAAGCGATGGATGAGGCTGGATTTCAGGCCAGTAATGACCAAACTATCATTAATGTAGCGGCTGGAACCTATACTAGACCTAACGTTGTTGTTCCTAAATATGCTGTTGGTGAAATTCTTGTTTTAGGTGACAGAACAACACCAGCAAACGTAGTAGTAGATGGTCGTTTAGATTTAGTTGAAACAAATACTGCATTTACTCATGAACACAATGCAGCACTTTTGGTAATAGAGGGGATAACCTTTCATAGATATTTTAGGGGTGTTGAGCAATCAGGAACAAATGCTGATATTGGTGGGTGTGCTTTTACTGAAGCTGGTAGAGGTGCAAGTATCTCAGAAACAAGTACCGTTGAGTTTTTTGATAATGGTGTTTACAACACAACATTTGATGGAGAAACAACCTTTGGTGTTGGTTGGTTTGTAGTTGCAGCGACCCATTCAACGGCTACTGTTAGTGATGATATTATTGCAACAAATGTTGCTAGATTCATGAATATTCAATCATTTTCCAGAGGAGTAGTCTCTCTCGGATATGACTTAAATATTACACATTTATCAACAGCATTCCCAGCTACATTTTTTATCTCAGGCTCAGATATTTTTATTGGGGGTGGAGATATAATTGCAGACGGTAATAATGCTGTACCCGTAGGTGAAAGTTCATTTATGATATTTGGTAAAGGTTTAAATACAACTTCTTTAATTGGTGGTAGCACGTTCACATTAAATGATTTTGATTACGTGTTTAACCAAGGATCTAGTACAATTGGAATAACTGATTATACAGATGACAGTACACACACATTTGTATTGACGAATGTTAATAATACAATTAAGGCTACCGCAGGATCATCTGGTGCGGATTCAACATCTTTGATTGCACAAGGAGACCTAGAATTGGTTCAAAAAGGTTTCGATACTAGTGTAATTTTGACCCAAAAAATAGCTTATTTTAATCGATAATTATGTCTACAGGATTCACAATTAAACAATTAGGTCAGCTACAACCCGCCAATACAACGGCTGCAAGTATCTATAGTCCTGCATCTGGAATTAACTCGGATGTTAAGACGTTGGTTGTTACAAATACAACAGCCGGTGCAGTAGCATATAGGGTATTTCATGATGATGACGGAGCAACATATGATACGTCAACAGCTCTTTTTTATGATGTAAGTCTTAGTGCTAACGCCACCGATGTTATTCCTATAAATGCTGCAATGAGTGATTCGACAGGAAATTTTGCTGTAAGGACAGATACTAATAATGCCCTTACATTTACATTGTATGGGGCTGAATACGGATTATGATTATAAAAGATAAAATAGCGAATAACGACATAAGGATAGTCTTCGTTGAGGCGGATGCTCCACGGATGAGCTTACGGCACGAAGTGGACGGGGCGACTAAAGAAGTAACAGTCTACGCACGTGGTTCAGAGAAGGATTTGAAGTGTTGGTTTGATGGACGTGTAAAAAGTAATCTTCAGGTTAAAGATGATTATGAGAAGCGAAAAATAGCTCATAAAGCTCTAAAAAAGAAACCTAGAGAAGATGTCTAATACCCTAAAAAAATGGTAAAATATAAATAGCAATTATGTCCATTGCTTATAAAACAAAGGACGGAAAGTTAGAAAAGACTGAGGTGCAAGTTTTAGAAAAATCAGTAAAAGATTTTTATATTGTTAAAGAGAGCAAAAAACCAAAGAAATAATTTTATATGGCCACCCAACTTTCAGATCTAAGGTCTCAGCTATTGTCTGAGATGAAAATAGACCCAAACAACCGAATCAACTCGGTGGCTCTTTTGAATAGAAATATTAACAGGTCTATTCGGAAGATTCAGCAGGATGCGAACTATTCGCTTCCTCAAAACGTTGAAATTGCAACGATAACAACAGTCTCTGGTACACAGGAATCTACACTGCCAAGTAACTTTATTCGAGTAGCAAGTCCTCAAGCAGTAAAGATTGGAGGTAGCACACCACTTTATCCTGTTGATTATGTTGCACTTACAGGTGTCACTGATCCCGCAACAGACAGTGGGCAACCATTTCGTTACTATGTTCGAAAAGATGATGCTAGATGGGCAATTGGTTTTAGTCCAGTACCAGATAGTGGATTTACAGTAACAGTTCCTTATTACAAGAAACTTACTGAACCTACAGGTGATACAGATGAATCCCCACTAGATGACATGTACGATGAAGCAATTGTTCAATATGCAGCTTTTCTCACAATGCGACGCATTAAAGGATATGAGGATATGGCTACTGCATTCTTGGTCTACTATAGAGAAGCGGTTGATGACGTAACTGTGAATACTCAGACAGCCGATCAGTATAGTTCACGCGTTGGAATGCAACGAAGAGGACGAGGAGCTTACTACAACCCACGTGGTTAGGAGATAATATTTATGGCGCTTAATCGTTTAGTATTTAACAACTTTGAGACACTGAACACGGGCTACCCTACTGAGATCCCTGATGATCATCTATCTGATGCACTTAACATGGTGCGTCGAAAGGATGGGCTTTGGGAGAACAGAAAGGGAATCACTCAGTTTGGAGCAGATGTAGGGTCGGGAGAACCGATTCATAGTTTGCGTTTCTGGAAGACTGCGGCAGGAGAACGATTCCTAACTGTTGGAACTGATACAGATATTTACAGTTATACAGAAGGGACACCTTTTAATGAGGGTACTTACACCAACAGGCAGTCTGTTACAGATACAGGTCCTTGGGACTCTATCGTTTACAGAGATATCCTTGTTCTAGCAAACGGTGTAGATGACATGAGATCTTCTACAGATAACGTAACGTTTACACAGAGAGCACAGCAGGCTGGCCCCCCACCGATTGTACGACCTAAGTACCTTGAGGTAGGAAATGATTTCGTTTCATTTGCAGGACATGCTTCAGCACAAGATCAGGTTCTTCTATCTAGTGGTGCGCCTGCTAATCCATGGGAAGGTAATGCATCTAACGTTGCAAACATTGATATTGGAAACAGTGAAGAGATCACAGGTATCAAGGCACTTGGACAAGTACTTGTTGTAACAAAGACTACACGTACTTATACAGTGGCTCTATCAGACTTTTCACGAGAAACACTTGATTGGGGTGGTGGTACTGAAAGCAACCGGTCAATCCTACAAACACAGAAGAACTCACTTTTCTTGGCATCACGTCAAGGAATTTTCGATATTTCGAAACAGAATATTGGAGACAATCAATTGTTTGGACAGCCTGAAAGTGATCCAGTTAAAACTCTGTATGATCTTACAGATGACCACACAACTATTAATGGGCTTTATACACAGAAGGAAAACCATGCGATGTGGAACTTATCCACAAGTTTAGGGCGTCTAACCCTTATAAGACACCTAGACTTTAGAAAATCTGTATGGAGTTACTTTAAAGGTATAAATGCACTTGATTGGACTACTTATGAGGACAGTGAGGGAGAACTTCACTACCTATATGGAGATGCAGGCTCAGATAAGGTGTGGGAATTGTTTGCTGGAAGAAATGATAATGGAGCACCAATCCTTTCACGTATTAGTGGAAAACGAACAGACTTTGGACTTCCAGGAAGAAGAAAGAGAATTAGATATATCGACTTCTACGGGTATATTTCCAAGAATGCAAAATGGAACGTAGAGATTTATAAGGACGATAATAATACAACACCTGCCAAGTCATTAACGATTGATTTCACTCGCCATTCACCAGAAACAGCATTAGGTGGGCTTGGTACTTCCCCGTTAGGAACAGTTCCATTAGGAGGTAAGCTAGATGAGGCAACAGGAGATATTCCTGTATATCCTTTCAAAGCAAGACTTCCTTTAGATGAGGATTACGAGAAGCTACAGTGGGCTCTATGGAATAACCAAGCAGATGCAAAGGTTGTTCTAAGAACTATTGTCGTTTATACGGATACTCAAGCGCTAGACCTTTTCGACAATAATAATATTCTTTAATACATTTTTTATGTCAGACCTAAGCAATATTCCAAAACAGAGTTTTTTCTCTGAAGCGCTTTCGTCACCGATTGATGCATCACAAACATCAGGCATTGTTTTGTCTGACGTTCCTGAGTATTCACCAGGTGGGGAAACGATTTACTTAAACATTCTTGATCCAGACAATCCAGAGATAATCTCTGTAACTGGTTGGAACTCAAGTACAAATGCACTTTCAGGTGTCACACGTGGTGTAGATATCTATACAGGAGCAGGCTCAAGTGGAGTCGCTCACGCAGCAGGTACAGAAGTCGTGATTGCTGACGACTGGAATATCTTCAGTGACATCGCAACAGCAGTAAACAGTAAGGCAGATATCGCAGGAGAAACCTTTACAGGTCCAGTTGACTTTAGTGGTGCTTCTACAACGCTAAGAATTCCAAACCTCACGACAGTAGAACGTGATGCTTTGGGAGCTCCAACCAATGGAATGCTTGTATATGACACAACCGCTGGTGAGTTTCAGTATTATGACGGAGGAGCATGGCACTCAGTCGGAACCGCATCGGTGCCTAATGCATCGGCTACGGTCGCTGGTATTATCGAAATGGCAACTAATGCCGAAATGGGTACTGGTACATCTACCGGAGGCACAGGTGCGCTTTTGGTACCTCCAAATGACGAGCTTGTTAAAACTAGTAGTGGTGCTGGAGACGAAAACAAGATTCCTATCCTCGATGCTAACGGCGAGCTTGCAATGGGCTTTATCGATACATCTACAACCGCAGAAGCAAGTAAGATTCCTCTTGCCGATGGTAATGGGGATATAATCGTCCCAACAACACCAACTGATGGAGATGCAGCAGCAAGTAAGACTTATGTAGATGGTGCAGTAGGAATTCTAGTTGAATCAGGTTCATCAACAACAACAGTAGCAAATACAACCGTAGAAACTTCACTGGCTTCCTTTACGGTACCAGCGAATACACTAGGAACTAATGGTGGGGTTAAAGTTATGATTCCAATTTCTGATTTTGATCTTGGAGCAACCAATGGACATCGACTTAATGTAAATTTAAAATATGGAGCAACAACAGTAGCAACTGCAAGTATTGAACAACAGTCTGGTGTTGCTAGAACAAACTTAACAGGCTTCATTGAAGTTACTTTATGGGGATCTGGTGCAACAAACACACAGGTTGGTTATTCATCGATCGGTGTTGGGTTTGAAGACTTCACTGCGGCTATCAACTCAGCAAAGGATGTTGTGACTGGAACAGCGGCAGAAGATAGTACAGGCGCCCTAACAATGGCTGTAACGGTCCAGTGGAGTGGAGCAGCGGCTGCAAACAGTGTCACGGCGGTTGGTTATATTGCAAGTAAAATCGTTTAAAAAAACATATGGCATTAACACCGATACAAAAATTAAAAAAAGCGGGTGAGGAACAGCACAAGGCTTTTCTCAAGACCGCTGAAGGACAGAAACTTGCTAAGCAAGAACAACAAAGGATAGATAGACTCGCGACTAATGCAGCTCGAAGAAAACAAGCGGCTGTAAACCAACTTCGTGGAGAAGCTCATGAACTTGCAACAGGAGGTAAAAATTTTCGTGACAATGATCTTGGAGTCTCTGAAGAGAATAAAAAATTTAGAGTTCGAAACAAAATTGCACAAATGCAGCAGCAGGCAGAAGCAAGCGCTGCTGCTCAAAGACCACCTACACCACCACCTACTTTTATTGGAGATCTTAATCAACCAACAACTGAAGAAGATCCTTCTACTACAGCACAAAGAAAAATGATGAGACAGACATTTGGTTTTGGTGAAGATTTTTCAGATGCAGAAATTGATTCTCTATTATCTGGAGTTACAGACTTTAGCAGTGTAATTGAGGCAACAAAGGGAGGACAGCAGGAAGCTATTGATGAAATGGAAAGACAGCGAATAGAAGCTCAGGGACAATTAGAAACAGAAAGAGAAAGACTCGATAAAGTAAGACAACGACGAATTAAGAGTCTAGAAGAAGAACGACAAGCTTTTACTGAGGCAGCTCTTGGTACAGCACGACGTGAAGCACAAGAAACTACTTCAATTGAAGAAAGGCTTCTTGGTGGACGAGGGAACCTAACTACAACAGTTGGTGCAACAAGACTTGGTGGTATCCAGGCTAAACTCTCTGAAAGAGAAAACATTGCAAGATCAACTGCACAGGCAAACTTTGAGTTAGAAAGAGCTGTACTTGAGGGTGCTGACCAGGCAACAATTGCACAAATGGAAGGTAATATCGCAAAATTAATGCAAGCAGAAAATGTAGCAAGATTAGATGCTATTGCAGATTTAACAGATGCTAAGATTGCAGCCCAGGAGGCAGGTGATCAAGCTAGATTAAGTCTTATTAATGCAGCTCTTGATAAAGAGAGTGTTGAAAAATTAGCTGCTGAGGTAGATGTAAATGTGACTAGACAGGTAAATGATGGATTCCTTTATGATGCTACTGGAAATAAGATCGTAGATGCTGAAGGAAATCAAGTTAAATTTACAAGCCCTGAAGAATTAGATGCCCTTGTTAAGGGTATTAGAGTAGGAGATAGGATTGTTAATCCTGTAACCGGTGAAGTAATTTTTGAATCACCTGAACTTGGTGAGGGTGGTAGTGAATTTGAGGACGGAGAAACTCAAGGGTCTAGCTTCTTAAATGAGAGTGCCGACATTGCTACTACTACAGTAGATGGTCTTATAGAAATTTTAGACAGAAGCCCTGGGATTGCTGGTCGATCAGCTGATGTGCCACTGTTTGATTTTATGCGATCTGATGATTTTAGAAACTTTGAAGGTCAATTAGACACACTTAAAGCTAATATTGCTTTCGGCGTTCTTACAGCAATGAGAGAAGCTTCTAAGACAGGCGGAGCTTTGGGTCAAGTATCAGATAAAGAGTTAATATTCCTTCAAAGTAAACTTGGTTCTCTCAAGATGGGTCAGACTCCAGCACAGTTAAGAGCACAGCTTGTTCAAATAAAAGAATCTGTTCAAAGATGGAAAACAGCAGCAGTTGAAGAAGCTGGTGGATCAGTTACAGCATCTATACAAAGAGATCCTAATGTAGAGGCTGCATTTGAAGTTTTAGGAAGAGAACCAACTAAATCAGAGCTTGAAGAAATTTTACAACAATCAATTAGCCCAGAAGTATTTAGCGACATGATGGGTTTAGCACCTAGCCAGGGGGTAAGTGTCAGCACTTCTGGTATGAGAACTGATAGACACAATAACCCAACAGCATTTACAACCGACGTAGCTAGAACAGCAGGTCTTGTAGAAGGTGTGGATTATGTTGTTGGAGATGCTTTTCCAAACAATCCAAACTTAAAGACTGCTAGATTACTTGGTGATCCAATTGCTACAACAATCAAGGCGATCGACAATATGGGATTCTATACACAAGGTGGACAACCACGGTGGAATCACACAGCTATCTCTGATAGTAAATGGAATTCTATGAGCTATGCAGAGAAAAAGAATGTGATTAAAGGAATGTATCAAAAAGAAGGTGGTAAAGATCTAATGAGTAAATTTGCTTAATATGGCTTTAACACAAGAACAACTAGATAAGATCAGACTCTTATCCGAATCAAAACAGAACAGCGTTTCACCAACAGCATCAAGCATGACACCTGATCAAATAAATCAAATCAGAAGTCTTGCTTTAAGCAAAAAACAACCAGTTAGGCAAAGCCAGCCAACACGCTTACAAGAAACTGCTGGTGATGTTGTTGAAACTACTAAAGGAATTAGTGAAGCTGGTTCTAGAAGACTTTCTTCTATACAAGAGAACTTTCAAAAAGCAGTTGCTGGTGATCTCAACCCAGCAAGATTTGGTGTACGAACTGTTGGTGATATTATCGGTGGTCTTGGAGAGATAGCAGCAGAAGGAGTAATTGGTGCTGGAAAACTTCTATTACCAGAGAGTGCTGAGAAAAAGATTGAAACAAGTTTCTCTGAAGGAATTCAAAATACTAATATTCTTGGTACTGGTCTTAGTATCCCTGATGTAGTTCATAAATGGGAGGCTTTCTCACAAGAACATCCTGAAATATCAAAAGATTTAGCTGGAGTAGGTAATATTCTTTCCGGGGCACCTGTTACTAAAGGGGCGCAGGTTGGCACAAGAGTTGCTAGAGAATCTATAGAAACAGCTGCTGAAAAATCTGTATTAAGAACTGCTAAAAAAGCTATAAAACGGTCTGATAATGCTGCGAAAAAAGCAGAAAAGACTTACGCAAAGATTCTAGGTGGTACAAAAAAACAAGTTAAAGACATTGATGAATTTTCTAAAGTAACAGGAGAAAGCTTAGAAGGTTATCTTGCAAAAATTGGGGCTGAAATTCAAACAACTGATGGTGGAAAGAAATTTTCAACGAATGTTGCTATGAGTGATATGGATATTGGAATGGAGCCTCTTTTTTCAATGAAAGAGAATGTATTAAAACAATATCGTGGATCTAAAACTGTTAGTTTGGATGATGTTGCTGATGCAGCACGTAATTCTGTTAAAAAACAACCTAGATTAGCTTCTGATACTCGTAATATACAGTTAAAGGAAATTGATAATCTTATAGAAGCAGAGAGAAAATCCTTTGGAGATTTTCTAGACCCATATAAGGCAGATCAGGTAAAATCAGGTTTACAAAGCATTGCGTTTAACACAATGACTCCACAAAAAGCACCTGCTGGAAAAGCGGTAGCAAGAGCTATGCGTGAAGCCATTGAGAATGCTGTTGGTGAGGATATTATAAAGACTATTAATAAAGAAATTCAAAAAGCTATCTTAGCTAAAGATTTCTTGAAGAATATTAATGGGAATGCTGTTAAAGGAGGTAGATTAGGAGCTGGATTTACAAGATTGATTGGTACGGTAGCTGGGACAACAACAGGTCCGGTTGGTGCACTATTAGTTGGTGAAGGAGCTGTAAGACTTGTTTCAATGTTAAATGATGTGAACAGACTTTCTGTTGGTGCTATTAATAAGTTAAGAAAAGCGGGTGTTATACCTTCATCTATCAAAACTATAGAAGATAGTAGAAAATTCCTAAAAGATCTTATTAGGAAACGTGAGTCAACCAAATTATTAGGCCCAGGTGCCATAAAAGCACCATCACATGTAGATAAGGCTGGATTATTAACTCAAAAAGAGTCTTCGAAGCGATTAAGTGAGCTAGGCTTAGCAGAAAAGGTGGTTGATGTAGGAAAGCTCAATGTTAAAGATCAACAAAGAGCATTAGATGAGTTATTAGGTATCACACAGCCATCCAAAAAAGGTCTAAGGAAGTTGAAAAACATTAAAAAGTTAAATCTAGATTGATCTAAATTAATCTTTATCAAACAGCCATTTGCCCACAAAGTATCCGAAGGCAATAGTAATTAGTATTTCTAACATAAAGTTCTTTATTAAGGGTGACTACCCACAATATAACCTAATTAAGTTACAATGTCAATACTTATGCAATGGCTCAAAAATATCTTGAGGAGAGAACCGAAAGATAGCGAGCACCTAGGTTATGTCCATAATGAGGATCACGATACAGACCCTCGTAACTTGGCATATGACGATATAGTGGTGTTTGGTGCACCAATTATCCCTAAATATGGGAATGTTAGTGCCCGTAAGCATAGAGTTTTGAATCAAGGGAAAACAAGCTCTTGTACTCTTCACTCCACTTTTGGTTGCATGCATCAGACTACTAGTAAAGAAATTAGTCCTAGACACGGTTATTGGAAGATTAAGACTGATAGCAAATACTCTAGTTCAAGAATTGGATATGGTGCTTATTTAAAGGATTCTGTTGCTGTATTAGTTAATGAGGGGGTATGTGATTATGATCTAGCTCCCAATGAAGGATATGTTGGTAAAGAGGATGCGTATCTGAGGCTCCAAGAGACCCCTGAGATGCGTGAAAGTGCAAAAGACAATAAAGGGGGCTCTTACGTGTATGTGACGCGTTCTAGAGGCTCTCAGGCCATATTTGATGCAACAGTTCGTTACATGTTTGAACAAAAGAGACCGGTGAAGATTGGGATGAAATGGTACCGCGAGTATAACAAGGCTCGCAATGGAGGTGTCGTTCCAGCAAAGTTTCCAGACAGTTCATGGTCTGGGCATGATATGTGCGCAGTAGCATGGAGAGAGGATTACAATGGTGAGCCTTATTTAGGACTCATTAATTCCTGGGGACCTTACTGGGGTGATAACGGTATGATTTGGATACCCCGCAATTACTCACACCTATATACTGGAATTGCGTATGTCCCACCTGACAAGGAAACAGAACTTAAAATTGATAAAGAAATTAAGGCAGAGATTAAGATCACAGAACGTAACATTCACAAAGAGAGAGCTATCGCATATGACCTCCGGCGTTTCATCGATGAAGTATGGTTTGAAAACATTGGAACAGAAGAGCAAAGAACTGCTAATGCGGTTGCAAGGGGAATCGCTGGAAGAAGGTGGTATGTCATAGTTAAAGCAGTTACTTATTTCGGATGGAAATACAGTGACGTCAAAAACTATCTCTATGCACACAGTAGGGGAAAGACAGAAACTAAAGCTTATGAATTAGACTTCTCAATTAAGAGAAGCGATTACTTCAAGAAATAATATGAAAGTACCATCAATGCCGAGCATGTCGGGACGCAAGACTTATGCAATCGCAGTAGTATCAGTTGCTTGGGCCTTAGTAGGTCTAGGCATGGGTTGGCTTGAAAGCGACCTAGCAATACAAATGATTCAAGCAGCACTACTTGCTTCAGGAATCCGACACGGAATCAAATAAATATGAGTGACGAATTCAAGTGCGAATGCACAGAAGATCAAAAGGTATGTGATTGTCCTGTCCCTGGCGCAGAAGCCTAAGCACTTCCCTTCTCTGCCCTAGATAACACAAAACCCCCAATTTAGGGGGTTTTTTGATACCTCTATCTCGATAGGGGAGTGAGGTTATTCTTTAGGTGCCACTGGTACCACTCTAATCTGAGGCATGTTTCCTTGCTCTGTTACAAGCATTGATATAGCAAGTGAACATTGGTTTTCTTCAAGAGTTGCCTGCAATGCTTTTGAACAAGCATCTACTCTTTTCTTTGCCTCTTCTTCGAGGGCTTTCTTTGCTTCCTCTGGGGAAACTTTTTTTTCTTTATCTGACATAGACGTCAAACATAGCGCTTATGAATAATAGAAACATGATTAATGTACACGCTCCCCATACGAAATAAAGTATGATGAGCATTGGGCCACTATCTATCATAGGATACCCCCTTATGGTTGGTTTGTAAACCTTTTAGTTAACAAATGAAAAAGGGAGGATGTCGGGTCCTTCCTCAGTTGACTCAACAAGAGCGATCTCTCCTTCTCCGCATTCACATGGAAGAGGAGCCCCGACCGCGATCTTTTCGATCTTTGGTCCGCAGAGACTCATCTCTCCCTCCTTGTTGTTTCTGCTCCGAGATAGTGATACTCCCTTCGAAGCAGTGTTTGAACTCCATCTTGTGATCGTGCTGGAGCATGATGTTTGCATCTCCCTGACTGGAAGCAGGATTGCTTTCACACCAGGTGTTGCACACGGTGCAGGTACCTCTTGCGATATAGAGTTGCATTATTCTCCTATCTTTACGCTACGGCCCAGTGCAGGGTATACACCGCATCAATGCAGTTCATAACGAAAAGCAGCCCCGTAAGAAGGGCTGCGTACTTGAGATTTTTCATCTTTTAGCCCTCCTTAGGTTGTGCATCTATCTATTATACCATTTATTCCTTTTCTTTAGGATTGCGTCTATATGGTTGCTTGCGATTGTTTCCTTTAAGCCCAAACTTACAGGTAGGGCACTCGGGCGCAGTGATAGCATTACGCTTCATTCCACACTTATCACATGTTGTATGTTCCATATTCAAATCTTTACGCTACGGCCCAGTACAGGGGGACTGACTGAGCCAAGCGTCGTTTATGCTAACGGGTGAGGAGGATTACACCCACCGCGAGTAACCGCACCGAAACTCGCAGCGTAAAGACATGAATGTTCTCAGAGCCGCCCTCAAAAACAAGCCTTGAGAGCGACAAATGAGATATACCTATACGTCGTTTAAGAACGACCCTGAAAACACTTATCCACCTTGCTCCTACCCGTGGGTGGGTATAGGAGTCGACCTTGGTGCTAGCACTCCCGTTAGAGTGAGCCAACGTCGAATAAATTGTGTTCTCTGTACCCTCCGTTGAAAGATGATACAGGGAGCAAGACCGACAAGCTATCCAGCAATTACTTTATACATTGCATCCTCACAGATAAGTGCCATGTTGCTGTAAAAGATATAGGGAATGACTGCTATGACCATCATAACAAGAACAAACAAGAACATCACTAAAGAAGATACATGATATTTCATATAGGGGCTTATCACTCCACTGCGTCGTTATCCATGTAAGCATTACCTTGGCGGCTCCCTTGCGGAAGATGACTCATAGTTCAAACGATCGGAGCAGAGTGAGAAGACCCTATAGGTCTACTCGTTTTTAGATCCACAGAAATCACAAACTTCGATATCTGGATCATCTGGTAAGTGTGGACACATACTACTCTATAACTTCTACGGATGGTTTAGATCCACCCAGCCATTCTAGGAGCTCTTCCCCAACTTTTTCTGTCATTGGTATAACACTACCATCATACATACTGGTTCGGTCTTTACTTGCATGTCCATTGTGACTCTTATCAAGATCAAACACACAAGTGAACTCATATTCAATACCATCTCTAAACTGTGGGGCAAGACCAATCTTAGTAGGCTTACCTGCATCAACTACCCAGTCTGTCTTTGCACGGATAGTAACAATAATATGTAGTTTGCTTTGTAGTATCTTCTCAACAAGTCGATTATGGTCTGGTGTAACTTGGCGCCAAGCAGCCCAAGAATTCCCAGTTTTATCAGCAATAGCACCCTGCTTATCTAGCATTCCACCTTCACCTGTCCAAGCATGGGTCAAGCTATCAATGATTAGTGTGTCATAACCAGCTTCTTCTGTAGCTTCAATAGCTAAAATATATTTAGCAGCTTGATACGGTGCATTCATTTGAAGCACATCGTAGTCAAAGTCTCCTGCATACAAATCAGCTGATCCATTTTCTGTATCAAGTATAGCTACTTTCCCTCCTAAGCCTTTTGCAATTCGAAGGGCGCTATAGGTCTTTCCAAAACCTGATGGGGCAACAAGTCCTACACGAAGTTTTGCTTGCTTACGTTCTGCTTTTCTAAATTCCAGACTCATAGGTTGGGATTAAATGTTTTAATTGATTGAGGGCAATGTCTCTATCCCCTCTATGAAATGCTGAGATGATGTCACTAGCTGCACCTTTATCAACGACATCTAAGTCATTCCAGATTTCAGTTTTACAACTCGCTTTTTTCAACTCGTAGAGTATACGAGATTTTTGATGATCGGTAATTTTCATATATTGAACCCTGAGAATAAGATACAGATGATACCGATAGCTAAGTAGAACTTTTCCATATTATCGTTGATTCATTCTATTAGCCATGTCGTCTACGAAAGATCGAAGATGGTCTTTACAGAGAATGTGCCCGTAATCCACGACACTCATCTTACATGAGTCTACCTGACAAGAGCTAGTATCTTTACAGGTTGGGCAAAGTGTCTCCTCTTCTAAGAGGAAGATATCATCACAGATTGCACACCCTCTAGGGTATTGAATGAACTTTTGGTCACGGTACTTAGCGCTCCTTTCTTCCTTAGTTGTCCGACTAAAGTCAGATGCTAATGAGTTAAGGATGGTGGTGCGTATAGATTGCATATAACGTTTGTTATGAATTCTATATCTAGTTTACCTTCAGGGAGACTACCTTGTCAATAGCCTTGTTTACTTATAAATTATGATCTTTTAGATACTTATCCACAGCCTCTGTGTAAAAGTCTACTTTCTTAACTCCCATTTTCTTACAATAACGATCTATTCGTGGTGCCATCTCGCGCTTTATCCAAGCACGCATATATGGTCTTAAGTCTTTATATGGCATATGTTTACAAAAATAAGACTACCCTATATAATAGAAAGCGTCAATAAATAAAACAACGCCAATGATACAAAAACGCCCAATGAAATACGAGGATGAGAGTAAAGATATAATAAATTTTTTAAGCACAAAAACTATGTCCATATGGGACAACGCAGATCTACAAGCCCCAGCAGCAGACTACTCAAACAGCAAGTACTTAAACAAACGACTTGGAGACGGAGATTCACTGGTACTCACTTTCAAGGAAGTGATGCACAAAGAACAGCGAGATGAAACCCCTGAACTTTATAGAACATCAGATGGTAAGGAATATATTTTCTACTTCACCGATGAATCAGGTGGTGAAGCAGAGATGACACAAGGAACTACACGTGGAAAGTTCTTCTCAGCAATGAGGGATGCACGAGTAGAACCTGGAGAAACAATTAACGTAAAGAGAACATGTACTGGAGTTGATACCGAGTACACTATCACTCGAGAAGGCACAGCACCTGTAAACACAGAAGAAGTTCCATTCTAGTCACACCTTATGCACAACCCGTCCTTGCGGCGGGTTTTGTATTTGGGATAAAATCGTGTTACAATTTGTTTGCGTAAATCACATGATAGAAAACTCTTTTGTCTTCAAGGCGGAGCCTAGCTCCACGGCACATGTGAGCCGACGCACCTTGGGGACAAGAGAGTTTTTTAATTCAAAATGAAGCGAGTAAGCTTCGACCGAAACCATAATCGCCGGAAGGCAAGTACTATATGAAACACTTTTCAATCACAGGAGCTTTAATAGCCAAAGACTTTATTGTTGACGCCATCGCAAACGAATGGCAAATCGAGATAAGGGGGTCTGATGGTAAGAAGCTGCTGGTTGTTTTTTATAAAGGAACTTGGGGAATCCAAGATCCTAGTTCAAAAGATTATTTCCAAATGTATGATGCACCAGACATCATGAGCACACCACACACAATTGGGTTGTGTGAGTTTGATGATGTACTCAAACCAAATCCACTATGGGTAAGTTTTGCCAAGGAGAGGCTTGCGTTCCACAATGCAAGCACAAACGGGACTGTTGTAACCAGCTCACAATTAGACAATCTTGATTGTAGGGTGATTCCAGCAAGAGTAATGACTGACCTCATTTACTCAATCCTCCATGATATTGAGTCTGTTCATGTAGTATCGAAACACAGAAATGGAACTATAAAGAATGGATCTATATCAGCATAAAAATATGGAGGAGAATAAACCAACACAAGATGAAAATTTAGAGCTTCTCAAACTTCGAGATGCAGGTCAACGAGCTATGGCCGAATACTTAGCTCTAAGACCGATCAAGGTTGGTATTGCTGAACTGGACGAGGTGCTGGAGGGCGGTATAGAGCAAGGAGATTACTACTTGTTCATCGGAGCATCAAAATCAGGTAAGTCAACTGTGCTTAGAAATATAGGTTTGACACTAGCAAAGAAAAGCCCCGTTCTATACCTAAACTTCGAGCAACTTGGGAGAAATGTTTTCTCAGCACTTTACAAGTTAAGGACAGGCCGAGCGTTTAGAGACGATATCGCAGAGAACCAAGACATGACGGACGACGAGATTCAACGGTTCCCAGACATTCCTTTTTTCATGGCTTTTTGGGCGGATACAATCAAAAGCAAGTCGTTCAACAAAGAGATCACCGTAAACCTAAAGAGGTCAGTTGATGTTATTACAGAGATGGAAGGCGAAAGACCAGTGATTATCTTCGAAAACTTATCAGACGTTTATAACGAAAGGATTAGAGGGTCGGACAATGTGGAGAACGTAGCTTCCCAAACAATCATGGATATTAAGAACTTCTGCAAAGATAATGAGGTCGCTATGTTTCTCGCTCATCACACCCCTAAGTTAGGTGGTCAAGCACCCACAGTAGAGAACGGCAGGGACTCCAACAGAATAGCCGACATGGCTCACAGCATCTTCGCATGTCATGTGGTTGAGGAAGAAGGGAAGGACATGTATGGCTATGAAACAGTAGAGAAAACACATATACTATCGTATTTGAGAGGTAGGTCATCCCAAGACTCAAAGAAGTGGTCGATTTCATTGAAAAATGACGGTGGTTTTGACTTGACCAAATATATCAAGCCCAAGAAGGCTGGCAAGAAATAGTATGAAGTTTATTAAATACTATCAATGGGTCGCAAAGAATAAGGACTTATCCACAATGGAGAAGCTGGTTTATTGTGCGCTAATCAGTTATCAGGGCAGCAACGAGACGTGCTGGCCAGCTCAACAAACCCTCGCCAATATCCTCGGAATCAGCAAGCCGACAGTTTATAGAACCATCAAAAACCTTGAAAAGCTAGGTTGGGTAGGAGTTAAGGTGTTTGGACATGGAAAAACCAATAGATATAGGTGTTTAATGACCAACCTTAGTCAGCGTGACTATAATAGTCAGGCTGAAGGGGCTTGTAGTCAGCCTGATGTGCAGACCTTAGTCACTGTGATGTCCAACCTTAGTCAGCCTGATGTGCAACCTACATCAGAGAGACTATCCTTAGTAGTAGAAGAAGATAAGACCAACCAACCTACCAACCTATTAGAGGGGGTTGGTAGGGAGGTAGGTTGGTTAACTTCCCAGAAAGAGATCGAGAGGTTGACGCATTATAAAGTTACGAAAGCAGACGAAGCGTCTCTTAGATACATCGACAGTAAGTTCAGCAAGGAACAAATCAAACCGATACTCATGGAAGTGATCGATGATTGGGATCTCAAGCTGAATACGGATAGAGGGATCGATTCGATTCCAAGAGTAGTGGCTTATCGATTAAGACAGGCGTATGGAAAATCTTGAGAAAATCAAAGAGGATTTATATATGATAAACGTCTTTCATGCAGGCGGTATGAGCTTTGCTGCTAAAGATATGTTGTTTCAGGTAGTGGCTGATTATCAGGAGAAGAGTGATAAGTTATTCAGCTTTGCTATTAAGTTCTTAATTGAGACTGCTTTACCGAAGATTAAGGGTAGGAAACCAAGACCTATACCAAGAGATGTGAAGATAATGTTGCAGCTAGAGGACGAGGAGATAACTTGGAGCGAGTGGTTAGAGTTCTTTCCAGGATCAAGTATTGAGATGATGGAGGATAAGCAGGGTGGCAGAACTGGCTTCTTGACTAAGGAAAAGTTGGGGAGGTTGCGACCAGATGATTTTCTTGAAGATAAGACTGGGCTGTTCTATTCACCGAATGGATTTAACGATGAAGTTAGGGAGGGGATGAAACGAAAGAGGGAGCAAGGCAATATCAAATCACTTAATGCTTTCTTCATCGATCTTGATAAAGCACCGACGAAGGAGTTGAAGGATGCACATCGTCGAACGATTGGAGAGTTCAGTATAGCTCCATCGTTCGTGGTCGAGACGAGAAATGGTTTTCACGTTCTGTGGCTCTTAGAGCGTTTGTATGGTGCTGAAGACAGTATGAGGTGGAAAAGTATCCAGAAGGGTCTTATAGCTCATTTTCAGGCCGACAGGGCGTGTTCAGACTCGTCACGTCTATTGCGTATGCCGAGTTCGTGGCATTGCAAGAGATTGTGGGTAGGTGGAGAGGCTTTCAAGGTCAAGTTGGTGTATCGCAGTAAGATTCGATATACGATGGATGACTTTAGAGCTTTTGAGTCAAAACAAAAGCCAAGAAAGGTTTTTGAAATGAAGGAGGGAGAGGTGGTTATTCCACCAAACGCAGCATTAGGGAAGGGTGATCGCCATGCAGCGTTGAAAGAAGAAATCGCTAGAGCTTATGCAAGGATTGGCACGAATAGAGAGTTAGCACCGAAAGTGAGGGGTGAAATGAAGACTTGGTATCAAGCGTCTTGTATAGACTTGAAGCCTCATTGGGAGAAGGAGGTGGACGATTACTGCGATTGGGTAACATTAAACCAGTTTGGAAATAAAATAAGCTAATATTTGAGGTATAGTAATCTTAAAAACGAGATAACCAAAACAAACATATGGCGAGTAAAAGAACAGCTTCGCAACGGGGTAAAGCTAATAGACGCCGTGGACACCAGTTCGAAAGAGAGGTGGCAATTGATTTAAGAGCAGTTGGCTTCCATGATGCGAAGAGACATCTTGAGTATCAGAAGGAGGAAGTGGTCGGTGTGGATATCGATAACACCGGTCAATTCAAGATACAGTGTAAAGCAAAGAATAATTCTCCTAATATCCCAGCGGTATTCAAGGAGATCAAGCATGATAAAGACAACGACATCCCTGTCGTAGTGTTTAAGGTTACGAATAAGGGAGAATATGCGTGTTTTAAGTGGGAGGATGCACAAGTATTGATGGCCTGGCTTCACGGGTTTAGCAAAGACGAAAGTGGAAAATAATCTTTAAAGATCTATGAAAAAACCAGAACACAGCATCGTGAAATTACTTTGTGAGAGATGTACTAAGTTAACTTATATGTTCTTTAACGACTTCTATGAAGAAGATTACTGTGGTGAGTGTTACGTTAAGATGGAATATTTGAGGGAAATTTACACTGAAGTTGAGTAGTTTGTTCTATACAAAGGTAGTCATTTATTATATGATGTTTATATATCATGTTACTTTTGAAGATATGGAGGAGTGTGAACGATGCAAAGATTTAACTGATAAGGATAATATTTATTACGACCCAAACGTAGGTATGTTTCTGTGTGGTCGATGCTTTATTAATATCCAATTAGCGTAGTTAATCTCAAGATAGTAATTTATATGGCACAAGGAAGAGAGTGGGATAGAGAAGAAGTTATCGAAATAGTTAAGCCCTATTTAAAGTTGGGTTACAGTGTGAATAAGTCTTGTATTTTGGCTGAAATCCCTACATCTACGTTTGCTACATGGATGCAGAATGATGAAGTGCTTCGTAAAAAAGTGGCTGCATGGCGTAACAATATCAACGCAATTGCAAGAAAAAACGTAGTAGAATCGATCAAAGAGGGTGATAATAATGAATCTAGATGGTGGTTAGAAAGAAAAGAGAAAGAAGACTTTAGTTTGAGACAGGAACACACTGGTAAAGATGGTGAGGCTATTGAGGTTAAGAACATGCAAGAGCTTACCGATGAGCAGTTAGATGAGATCATCAACAGAATGACTCAAGCATGAACCAAGACTTACAAGCAGCTTTACTAGAGAAAGCCTTAAGAGAACTGGAGAGAAGGAGCAGGGATAAACAAGATTCGCTGATCAGTTTTATTAAGTACTTTTTTAAAGAGGAACTTAATAAAGAGTTTCAAGTTAACTGGCATCATGAACTCATTGAAGAGAAGCTTAAGGGAGTACTTGATGGAACTACTACAAGGCTGATGATTAATATCCCTCCTGGTAGTGGTAAGACAGAATTGATTACCAAGTGCTTCCCTGTGTGGGCAATGGGACTGAGACCTGACATTAGAATTATTACAACAGGTTACAGTGCAGCTCTAACACAGAACTTTGGTGCAGAGGCACGTGACTACTACAAATCAAATACATTTAAGAAAGTATTCCCACGCCGGTCGGGAGTACGGTCAGACCAAGACACGAAAGGGTTATGGAGAACTAATGCAGGTGGTCAGTATCTAGCAACAGGGACGGGGGGAAGCATAACCGGACATAGGGCAAATTGCTTCATAATCGATGATCCGATAAAGCCTGACGATGCAGAGAGTGACGTTAAGAGGACAGCAGTGAACAGATGGTATGACAACACAGTTCTTTCACGTCTCTTCAATCCCAACACAGACGCAGTTATCATTGTGATGCAAAGAACTCATGAGGATGATCTATGTGGATACCTACTTGATAAGGCACAGAATGGCGCAGGTGAGGTTTTTGATCATATCTCGGTCCAAGCTATAGCTGAGATACAAGAGGCTTTTAGAGACGCAGGAGAGAGCTATCATGAAGACAGGTTTCCTCTCACAGCTTTAGAGAAGATTAGAAGTAATGACCCAGTTGTATTTTCAACTCAGTACCAACAGGAACCAGTCAACAAAGATACACAAGAGTTTCATGAGGAGTTCTTTCGTTACTACGAAGAGATCCCAAAGGGCTTACGTACGTTTACAGTTGTTGACCCAGCATTCAAACAACAGAAGCACAACGATGAAACAGCTATTGTTACTGGAGGATTTAGAGATGATGAGCTTTACATCCTTGAGGTGACACACGGGAGATACAATGCAACGCAACTCATCGACAAGGTTATCTATCATGGACTCAAATGGCACCCAGAGAAGATTGGTGTTGAAGGATTTCAAGCGCAGACAGTACTTGGTCAGTGGCTTACAAAGACGATGAAAGATAGACAGCTCTATGTACCGGTAGACGAGATCATGCAGAAGGGATCGAAAGAAGAAAAGATCCGTGGACTGCAAGGACCGATCCGGCACGGGAAAGTATTTTGGAAAAAGGACATGCAAGCCCTGGAAACACAGCTTAAAAAGTTTCCAAGAGGTCGTCATGATGATATAATAGATGCAGTACAGATGCTTTTTCATTTCTATAAAGTTCAACCAAGTGTTGACGACAAAGATTTTAATCTTCAGGTCCAATACGACCATTTAGGAAGACCAATATTTACATAATATGGCTAGAGCACCAGGCAAAACAATTGTTAACAAAGCTCTCCAAGCCGTTACATCCACAAAATCATCTTATAAGGCCATGAACGCTAAGCGTCGTGAGCAACTTGCTGAGATTTACAGGGAGGTAATGAGCTATGCTGGAGAAAAGCAAGCTGATTGGAGTTCAACACTCAAAGTCAACTTTGCAAACCAGATTGAATCACTCGTTACTGCACGTTTAACAGCAAAGAACCCAAAGTTCATTGTTTCATTACGTCAGAACACTGATGCAATCGTTGATCGTTACTTTAAAGTATCGAAAGAACCAGATGCAGACGCAGGACCTCAAGAGGTTCTAGAGTTTGAACAGAAGAAATTAGAAAGAGAAAAGTTTAAGACAGAAGTCGACAAGTGGTCTTCTGCTGTTCAGGATTATCTGAACTTTGCTTTTGATGAGTATGGCTTCAACGCTAAGATTCGTCAGGGAGCTAAATCACTTGTGCGCTATGGAAATGTTTATGGAACCGTAGACTACAAGCATGACGTGTTTCGAAAGAAACGTGATGGAAAGATTGAAGAAGTAAAAGCAGATGAATACCCAGCCTTAGAGATTGTGTCATGGACAGAGGTTTATCTTGATCCACGGTTTATCCAGGTGTCTGATGCTCCATCTGTTATCTGGGAGCATGACAAGGTACGACTCGGTGAACTCTATGCTCAGAAGGAAGACCTATTCCACCTTGATAAGATCAAGCTCATCAACTCAAATGAGTTCAATTCAGAGAGGCAAGAGATTTATCAGCTCATGATTACCTCAGCAACGACAGGTGAAACAGAGGCAAAGAATGTTAAGTACCTCACGATTGATAAGTTCTACGGATATTTTAATCCTACAAAGAACCCAGAGAACGAAGGTATCTACGAGATCTGGACAGTGAATGACGCTATTGTCATCAAGGTTAAAGAGATCCCACGTATTCCAGTGCACAGTGCAGGTTGTTTCGAAGATGTAGAGCAGCATTACTCCATTGGATACATCGAACCAATCCTTGGCTTACAGAGGGAGTACAACTTCAAGCTGAACAGTGCTGTTGAGTACATCAACCAGTCACTGAATCGATCATATATGTGGGACCCTAATAGTGGTGTTAATCCAAAGACACTATCTAACCTTGGTCCAGGATCAATCATTCCAGCAACAAAAGGAATCGAGAACGCATTAACAGGTGTACAAGAGATTCCACATCGAGACATTAACCAGTCTTATTTCGCTAATAGCAACGAGGTACGTCGAGACATGCAGTCTCTGACCTTTACGGTCGATACCACAGCTCCTACATCCACACAGGGCTTTACAAACACTGCTACGGCTGTAAGGGCTAGGTTCTTTGAGAGTAACGTCATGTACTCGGATACCCTCAAACACTATGAAGAATTCATCGTCAGACTCGCTTACGACATGCTCGACGCCATCGCAGAGAATGCGAAGGAAGACATCATCATCGCAAAGATGGGAGAAGGAAGGTTTAAATGGGCAAACAAAGAAATCTTTGAGGATGCACCGTTACGTTACGCTATTCGTGTTGAAGTTGGGTCTAGTAGTTTTGACACTATTGAGAATCGGCGTGAAGACGCTCTTGCATTCTGGACTGTACTTAAAGAAGCTGCTGCGGCGGGCGCTGATGTTGATCTCAACAAGGGCGTTGAAGAAATCATTAGATCATTCGAAA